TTGCAAAGAAATACAGTCCTGACAATAAGCCTTCTCCTTCTGACATCGGAGCCGCACCGTCTGGATTTGGTTTGGGTGGAGCGCCTGATTATATTTACAACTGCAACACTGCCATTGACTGCGGCTTTTACAAATGGGATACCGCAGATAATGCACCTTTTTCTTATGCCGCAATGCTTGTTATTGCGAGACACAAAAACGACTGCTGTGTTCAGGTCGCGTTCCGTCACGATGGTGGCTCAATGGTTATTGCAACTAGACGAGCATACTACGGAAATACAGGGAGTATGTATTGGGAGCCGTGGGAATATATCAACCCTCCAATGGAGGTTGGCGTAGAGTACCGCACCACAGAGAGGTATCAAGACAAGCCTGTATATGTAAAATTGGTGCTTTTCGGTTTGTTACCTGACAATGGCGGTAAAGATGTTCTGTTTTATGATGGCGATGATATTCAACAATCCTTTATTGATTTGTCTCGTTCTTTTATCGGTATCAATCAGATTGGACAAAACTATGGACCAGATAACCTTGGTATCGTGAACTGTTACACCACTGGCAATAAAATTTATATTCAAACCAATATAAATTGCAGTAACACGGGAATTGGCGCACATATTTGCGTCAAATACACCAAAACCACGGATTAAGGAGGGGACACGATGAAGATTATCAAGTATCAGCTTATGACAGAATGCAATCACGGCACTGAAGAAGAGCCGAACATCGTGCAGACCTTCAATGCTGTGGAAATCCAGTGTAGTGAGGACAATCTGGAAGCCAACCTTGCCATTGCCGAAAAAGAAGCCTACAACGGCGAGTACACGGTGGAAGATATTCCTAACCCTGAAATTCCCGTAGGTAACGATTCCGTTTGGGATGAGCTGGACGCGGCCTATCAGGAAGGAGTTGACAACGTATGACATCTAAAGATCGTGTACTCCAGAGAGAGCGGCAGCGCGGCTACGAAGCAGCAAAGGCGATTCAGAACAACGCTGACAGCATGACCGGCACAGAGCTGTACGCAGCAGACGACCGCATTCCTCGCTTTGCGGCTGCTTGTGCAAAAAAGAACATGCTGGAGCGTCCTATCGGTTTTACCTGCAAGTCCTCAGCAGGCCGTGTTGTGAAGTTGCTGCAGCCCTATGACAGCACTGTATTCACACAGGAGCCGGAAGAACTGAGCGCACAGTGGGGCTTTAAGTGGTCGACTGATCCGGCCAAGGCGCTGCCCTTTATTGCAATCAGCACTAGCCCGTTTATGAAGGGCGATTGCTGCACCGAAGAGGGAAAGACCTACCGAAGCCTGATTGACAACAACGTACACGCGCCTAGCGCTTATCCTGCTGGGTGGGAATCGGTGGAAATGTAAATCTCTTCAGCGTTTTGCTGAGCGGCTATCAGGATCTGCTCCACCTGCTTCAGAGCAGTGAGCGCATCCGTGATGGCATTGAATAGCGCGACATTGTATTCCATGATTTCACCTCCCTTCGTGCACAGCATAGCACAGGGGAGATGTCGAAAAGAGTCGCAAATTGTCGAAGAAGGGAGGAAGTGACTGAATGATGCAGACATTGTTGCTCGCGGCTGAAATTGCAGGAGCGTTTACCGGCATTGCTGCATGTCTCTGCCTGCTGGTGAAGCCGCTGAGAAACCGTGTTCTCGGTCTGAATGATGTGCGCGAGGGACAGCGCTGCCTGCTTCGCAGCGACATCCTGAATGTGTATTACAAGTACCGAGAACAGAAAACGATCCGGCAGTATGAGTATGAGAATGTGGTGCTTCTCTACAAAGCATACAAGGCGTTAGGAGGTAACACATTCGTAGATCACATCTACAACGAGATCAACGAATGGGAGGTCGTGAGCTAATGACGCTGAAGATCAAGACCAGCAAGATCATTCTGCTGGTAATGGCAGCGCTGCTGATCGCCTTCGTTGTGAAGATGATCAACCTGTATGAGACGACCGGCGGCGTGCCGGACACATTGGTTTCCTGTGTACTAGGCGGAGGGCTGGCGGAGCTGGCCCTCACAGCCTGGATCACCGTATCAAAAGTAAAAAAAGGAGGAACGAGCAATGAATGAAAGAATTTCCAAGAGACTCTCTGCACTGTTATCCGTGAAGTCCATTGCAACCCTCGTGCTGACTGCTGTGTTCGCCTACCTGGCCATTGTTGGCGAGGTAACGCCTGAGCAGTACATGACCGTCTACACCGTAGTCATTGCCTTCTACTTTGGTACACAGAGCCAGAAGGTGCAGAATGCCATTGAAGGGACTGAGGTTAAATGAACGGCGCAACAGTTAAAGTCTACAGCCGCGCAAAGGACGGGCTGAAGAAGCTGCCTAACGACAAGGGCAACTTCAAAGTAAATGAGTTTGCCTGCAGCGATGGCTCTGACGTAGTGTTCATCGCTCCGGATCTGGTGAAGATCCTGCAGCAGATCCGAGACCACTTCAAGCGGCCGGTCACGATCAACAGCGGTTATCGCACTGTGTCAAAGAACAAGGCGGTAGGCGGCGCTGCATACTCCCAGCACCTGTACGGAATGGCTGCTGACATTGTGGTAGGCAGCGGCACAGACAAAGTATCTCCCAAGATTGTGGCAGCCTATGCGGAATCCCTGCTTCCTGGTAAAGGCGGCATCGGTATCTACAGCACCTTTACTCACATTGATGTTCGCAGCGTTAAGGGCCGCTGGAACGGATAAGGAGGATACACATGACAATGAATCAGGTCATCGAGTATGTGGATCGGGTGAAGCCCAACGCATACTCCAATGACGATAAGTGCAGATGGATCAACACCTTAGAGGGCATGGTGAGCCGCGAAGTTCACCATGACGATGCACCGGAGTATAACCTGCCGGATGATGCAGACACTCCGCTGCTGGTTCAGGCTCCCTATGATGAAATCTATCACCTGTATGTATCCGCGATGATCGACTTCTACAATCGCGAGTACAACAACTACAACAACACAATCCTGATGTTCCAGGAGCGGCTTGAGCAGTACAAGACATGGCACATCCGCAATGACAATACTGGCAAGTCGTGCAACTTCAGAAATGTAATGGGGTGACGCGATGCTTCCTTTTCTGAACGTAACACAGAGCAACTCCAAAAAGTATGTGGTGTCGTTCCAGGGCATTAACTACGGCGAGGGATACAAGGACGGCGAGTTTTCCGATACACACAACATCTCTACTTCGCTGTATCCTTGCATCTCCCAGCGATACGGCCGAGCTCACGTAGGCACATACACAGCGCCTACTACGGTACACGCGAAGGAAGGGCTGCTGGTCATTGACGGTACGAAGGTGCTCTACAAGGAGAACGAGGTTGGCGCTGTGACCGAGGGCCGCAAGCAGATCGAGACGGTGGGCAACTACATCCTGATTTTCCCTGACAAGAAGTTCTACAACGTAGAGACCGGTGAGTTTGGCAGCATGGAGGCCAGTGCTGAGGCTAGCGGCCTGGTGTTCACTGACAAGACCATCACCACAACCGGAGCTGATTTCCCCTTCCGTGTGGGCGATGCAGTAGAGATCAAAGGCTGCACTACGCATCCGGAGAACAACAAGACCGTGATCGTGCGCGGCGTGGAAGGCAAGGTGCTGACGTTCTACGAGAACACCTTCGCGGCTGGAACTGAGGAAGGAACGGTAACAGTTAATCGCAATATTCCGGATCTGGACTTCGTTTGCGAGAGCAACTACCGGCTATGGGGCACGAAGGGAAACACGATCTACGGCAGCAAGTACGGCGATCCGCTCAACTTCAATGTCTTTGACGGCCTGACTTCTGACAGCTACTACATTGACGTTGGCAGTGACGGAGAGTTCACCGGCTGCGTGCCGTTCTCTTCCCACATCTGCTTCTTCAAGGAGAACACGCTGCACAAGCTGTACGGCAGCAAGCCTTCCAACTTCCAGATCGTTACTTCCCAGGTTTACGGCGTGCAGGCTGGCAGTGAGAGATCCATCTGCTGCATCAACGAAACGCTGTACTACAAGGGCGTTGGCGGCGTGTACGCTTATACCGGCGGCGTGCCTGAGCTGATCAGCTCTAAGTTTGGCGTGCGCAAATACAGCGAGGCCTGCGCAGAGACTGACGGCACAAGGTATTACATCTCCATGAGAGAGGGCAGCGCCTGGCATGTGTTCGTGTACGATGTGCAGCGAGACCTGTGGGTGCGAGAGGATGATACACACTGCGTAGACATGGCGTTCTTCGAAGGTAGTGTGTATTTCCTGACCGCTGACGGCAAGCTGCTGAAAGTGGATGGCAATGCAGATCAGAGTGACATTGAGTGGAGCGCAACGTTCTGCCCGTTCAATGAGACGATCAACGAGCGCAAGGGCTATTCCAAGTTCCATCTGCGTCTTGAGATGGCTGCAGGCAGCTCGCTGACTGTGGAGCAGAGACGCAACGTAGACGACCAGTGGAAGCAGATCTACACCACACACAACGATAGGGCTCGCACTGTTAGTATTCCGGTGATCCCTGCTCGCTGTGACAGTGTGGAGATCCGTCTATCTGGTCGCGGCGAATGCCTGACGCGCACCTTCATCCGTGAGTTCTTCACGGGAAGTGATGTGTAAAGACACAAGTGTAAGGAGTGAGAAAATGGCAGTATATAAAAACCAGGATGAACTGATGAATACCGACTGGCAGTCCAAGATCAATAGTGCTGTCGCAGCTGGCGACTACAGCGCAGCAGCGCAGTACGAGCAGGCCAGAAACGACAAGATCAATTCCAGCAGCTACGGCGGTAAGCAGACTACTACCAACAACTACAGCCAGTATCTTGGCGGCGGTTCTTCTGGCGGTTCTTCCGGTGGTTCTTCTGGCGGCACTACCGTCAAGAATGATCCTTGGGCGCAGTACGCTGGCACCAACTTCCACCAGGACGCAATCTATGCGGCACAGGGTGGCGATTGGGATTCGGTTATTGACCTTCTGGCTAAGCGTGAGGACAAGGTCATTGCCCAGGGCGATAACCGAGGCAAGACCAGCGCGGAGATCTACGCAGAGCTGTGGGATCTGTACGGTGAGAAGCCGGTTCAGACCGGTGGCGGCGGCTTTAGCTACGATGTGAGCAAGCCTACATATAACAGCAGCTACAGCGACAAGATTGACGCGCTGCTGAATCAGGTTCTCAATCGCGAGGGTTTCTCCTACAACGCCGAGAACGATCCCCTGTATCAGCAGTATCAGCAGATGTACAACCGCGAAGGCACTCGCGCCATGAATGACACGCTGGCAGCAGCTGCAGCCAATGCCGGTGGCATGAACAGCTACGCGATCACTGCGGCACAGCAGGCCAACAACTACTACAATGCGCAGCTGGGCGACAAGATCCCTGAACTGTATCAGATGGCGTATGAGATGTACCTGCAGGATATCGACAACCAGGTGCGTGACTTGGGCCTGCTGCAGAGCATGGATGACACGCAGTACGGCCGTTACCGCGATACCATGAGCGACTGGTACGCCGACCGCGACTTCGCCTATGGCCAGTATCGTGACGATGTGGCAGACGGCCAGTGGCAGCAGAGCTTCGACTACGGTGCATCCCAGGACGCAATCGACAACGCGTTCCGCCAGGATCAGTTTGACTGGACTGTTTCTACTGACAATCGCGACTATAACTACCAGGTTGGCCGCGATAAGGTTGGAGACGAGAACTACGATGAGCAGTGGGCCCACCAGCTGGAGCAGGATGCTCTGGCAGCCGAGCAGCAGCAGTTTGAGAATGACATGCTCGAAAAGGAACTGAATGCCATGTATAACGGTGGCAACGGCAATGGTGGCAATGGCGGCAACGGTAATGGTGGTAACGGCAATGGTGGTAACGGTAATGGTGACTCTAAGGGCGGATCTGACAAAAAGGACAAGGACGACTCCGGATCTACCGGCAGCGGCTGGGACAACGAGGGCCTCAGCGATTCTCAGATCCGCGAGATGCAGAAATACTTCGGCGCTGGCGTGGACGGCAGATGGGGCTCTGAATCCAAGAGCAAGGCCGGCAACAAGGGCGCGAAGGCTGCATGGGATTATTATCAGATCGCCAAGAAGATGGAAGGCACAACGATCCAGGGCAAGCCTCTGGAAGAGTATGAGTCTGCTGCCAGCAACTATGCTGACGTGGTTTCCATCCTCAAGCAGATGGAGAAGGAAGGCAGACCTACTTCTGATATCCTTGCTGCAATCAAAGAAGCATATCAGACCGGCGTATTGAATCTGACCGACTACAGCACGCTCTACAACAGATATCGTGGTTAAGGAGGGGGACGCATGGCAAATCCCAAAAGTGCGCTGTCTGCATGGCGCACAAAATACGGCAAAGACGATGAGGACGAAAAGAAAAGCAGCGGAACCACACCGACCAAAAACCAGACCGTGAAAACCAACAAGGGGGCGGACGAAGTTTCTTCGTCCCCCTCCAAGGAAAAGAGAGATCCGAAGGCTGCGCTCAGCACCTGGCAGCAGCGCTATGGTGGCGCGAAGTATCTTCCGGAGGATAAGGTTAGCGGTGTCGCAAGTTTGGTCGATGAAATCAACTCTTTCACTCAGCGCGTGGGCAATGAGTACAGCAGCCGTGAGGGTAAGTTCCAGAGCAGTGTTCCCTTCACTCGCTACGCCAATGACACACAGGCTGAGATCAACCGGATCAAGAGTCAGGCTGATGCATACCGGCAGCACTTCACAGAGAACCGAAACGCCTATGACAGCAAAATGGTGGACAATATCCTTGCTGTTCTGGACGACAGTTCGACCTGGTTGAACGATGCTCACAGCTCTTTGGGTGGCGAGCGAGACTATTGGTCTCAGTGGGAAAACGAGGACGCGTACAAC